CTAACAGGCCAAATGCACCGGTCTCCTCAATGAAGTCGTACATCGAATCCCAATCATTTGTCCAGTACCGTGATTTAACTGAACGAATAATCGTGCCATGTTTTGTGCGGATGCTGTCAATACCCTGTTCTTTACAGGTGTTCAACATCTGTGTTTCAAGTACGCCCATCTGCTCATCGAGATCAGCGACTTTTGATTTGTAGGTTTCTGTGAGGTCATCCTTGGCATCGCGTATCCTGATGTAGACAGCGGCAAGTTTGTCGAGTGGTATGGAAGAAGTGGTGACTTCGTCCTGAACTTCTAATGCGTCCATAGTTAGCTCCAGTTGTTTTGAGGTCTTAGTTTAACACAGAACTTGACATTGTCAAGTGCTCTCAGAAATAATTTCTTGCTTGTACAAATCAATTATTTTTGTGTGGTGTGCAATGTTGCCCCGCAGGTGAGCGTACATCTTTGTCTCTATCGGACTGCCTGTTATATGCACGACTGTCATTGGGTTAACTTGACCGGGTCGATCAATTCGTGCGTTGGCTTGTAAGTACGTTTCTACACTTGAGCATGGAGCGTACCAAATAATTGTGTCGGCAGCAGTTAGGGTAAGCCCGTGAGATGCCGCTTGTGGTTGGATGATGAGCACCTTTGGATGGATGTGGTCTTGGAACTGCTGAACCAAGGCCGAACGTTTGTTAACGCTCACACTCCCGTTGATAACTTCACAGCTTATGCCGTGCTTGTTTAGGTGTCTCTCTAGGAGTTCGATGGTGTGGGTAAAGGGTACAAACACCAACACTTTGTTGCTAGTCTCGTCAATGACTTCCTGCACCACATTTAATCTGCCAGATACATCAAATTCTAAGACTTCTTTGGTATCCGTATACACAGCACCACCTGATATTTGAAGCAGCTTGTTAATTTGCACGGCAGCATTAACCGCTGAGATTTCTTCTCCGTCGGCCTCAATCAACATCTGCTTCTTGAGTACGTTGTAATACTTAATCTGCTGTGGGGATAGCGGGGCATCACGGTCAACAAATGTCAAAGGAGGTAGGTCAAGGCACTCCTTTTTCTCAAACCGAATGGCTGGCTGAAGTGCCTTGTGAACAATGTGCTTGGACTCGGGGCGGGGTAACCAGCGGTACTGCCCAACTTTAAGCATCACGTTATCTCTAAACTGCCCAAAGAACATAGGTATGCCATCGGGGTTCACCAGCTTTGCCAATCCGTAAGCATCCACAGGCGACTGTGCGGCGGGTGTTCCAGTCAACATCCATAACCCACGTATAACTTTTGTTAGGTCACGCAAGTCTTTCCATCGTTCGGTCTGAGCATTCTTATACGCTGACGCTTCATCCACCACAATCAAATCAAACCCGCCCTTAAGCAGTTCTTTCTTAACAACCCCAACCCCATCAAAATTAATGACGACAAACTCTGCTCCCGCATTGACGATCTCTTTGCGCTTCTTAGCCGCGCCGTGTGCAACGGAAACTGTGCGATGGATTGCAAACTTAAACAAGTCTTGTTGCCATGCCGACTTCATGATTGACAAGGGGCAAATCACTAACACTCGCTTCACTAATCCTCGTTGCATCAAATAATCAACTGCCCAAATCACTGATGCTGTCTTACCTGTCCCCTGCTCGTTAAAGCAGAACGCCTTGTTGTTGGTCGTTAGGAACTCGGTTGTAGTCTTCTGATGCTCGAACGGTGTGAACCCGTGAGGACGGGGCCACTCATACTCTGATAAGTTCATTTTTTCTTTGGCTTGTTGGTTTTGACAGTATGGTCTGAATTGCGGCTGAACGAACGGTTGGCACTCGGGGTCTTGAGCTTAAGATTCCCTGAAGCATTGCTCCCCCCTTTGGACAAGGGAACCACATGGTCGATGTCTTTTCCAGTACGGTCAACGCCCTTCTTGTCCATCTCACTTCTTGCTCGTTGGCGTTCAAGGCGTGTATCGGATTCGCCTCTTGTTTTTTGCTGTTCATATTCTTTTTTGTAGGGTCGGGGTTTGTTTACGTATGGCATGATTTACCTCCTGTTAATAATGTCGTCAACTTCTTTTACTGTATCTCCATACACGGGGCGCATCATCAAGCCAACATGCTGAAAAAACTGTTTCAAAATATCTGCTTCATAGTCGCCAACAATTTGAATGCTTATTTCATTCACATTATCTTGCCTATACCATTCTTTATTTCCATCTATACGTAAAGCAATTTTCATATCGTAGCCACCCATTTGGTCGGTACAAAATGTAAAAGTGCTATAGCGTGTAGATTTTTCCCCTGATTCGGGTTGGCTAATTTGTACTTCTGCCTCCATTGCGTATTCATGCGGTGCATGGCATTCAAATTCAGGGTCTTTTATTTTGAAGGGGTTTGGGATTCTTTCGTACATTGTTAGCTCCTGTTGTACTCACACTGTTTGACTGCGCAGAACTTGCACAGTGGGCCTTGTATGGGGTTCCACACCCCATTTTCCAACGCCGCCTCAATCCGTGCAACATCTTTTGCTGGCTTCTCTAGGTACTTTGGCATCATCTCCCGATGGTGTACCGCTTGCACAAACTCCTTGGACACGGTAAAGATCAGGGCTGACTTGACTCGATTGATCTTGGGGAACTTGGCAAAGATACCCGCCGCCACTAAGTCAAGTTGTTTGATGTCTGCGTACCTTGCGCTCTTGCTGGTCTTGTAGTCGGCGGAGTGCGCCAAACCCTTTTCCTCGTTCAATACAACCAAGTCGGCAATGCCGTGCCACCACACATCGGGCGCATGAAACTCACAAGCTTTCAAGTCCTTTGTCAAGCCCAGCTTTACCTCGCATAGTTTTTCCCCTTTTAGATTCTTGAGGGCATCCAAGGTGTCCTTCATGTACTCAAATGCTGGCGGAATAGGCTTGTCGTCACGGATGTATTCTTCTGCCACAGTGTGGGCAGTCTTGCCGTACAGCGTTGCCGTAGTGTCAGATTCAACAACGTCCTTGGCTATCTTGGTGTGATAGTACTTCTTGGGGCATTGCTCAAATGTTTTCAGGCTACTGAACGACCATACGATACTCATAGTTCTTCCTTCGGTATCCTAAATTCCCAAAATCCGTACGCATCGCCACGGCTCCATCTGTCCCATGAAAAATGCACATCGCGTGTTTTCTTGTTGATGTACTTCCACAGGACTCTCATCAGCAATCTCCATAACTCTTCCCATACCCTGCTTCACAGTTCAGGGGTAGCTCGGTTGCCCACGACGGGCGGATACGCATACACAATTCAACGTACTCCTTAGCTGTTTCAGCCTCGGCCTCCGGTGCAATACAAGCGATGGCGTCATGGACGGTCATTACCACTCGGTACTTCTTAGCCACCATCAACATTTGCTCACCTATCACAATACGTGCAAGGGCTTGGCATACGTTCTCAATTACTTTACCGCCATAGATTCGGTTGGGTATGACAGCTTTGCCCTTCTTGGTGTCGTACACAAGTTCGGTCTTGCCACTTTCGTCGTCTATCTTTTGGCGTAGGTTAGGGTACTTCAAGCGCAGTCCGTTGGGAAGCAGGATACCCTCTGACCCATCTACCTTGAGAACGCCGCCCCGACCAAAGGATGTGGTTTGTTCACGGATGATTGCGGGGAGGACATTTGCCGCCGCTTTCCATAGCTCAGATATTTTTGGGTAGGTTCTCCGGTAGGTATCAATAATGCGTTTAGCTTCATCCTCTGATACCTCCACTCCAAAAGTTTTGAGTTGCGTTCTAAACTTAACCGCACCCATACCATAGCCAGCCCCAAGAATCGTTGTCTTACCGACAAACCGTTCATCCTTTGTAATCGCTTCGACCGCTTTGCCATAAATAGCCGATGCCATGATTTTGTATACATCTTCGCCCCTGTCAAATGCTTCCACCAAATCGTCTTGCCCCGCCAGCCATGCCAACGTCCGTGCCTCAATCTGCGATGAGTCCGAGTCAATCATCACCATGCCAAACGGCGCAAGGATGGAGTTCTTCAACGGAGATGTGCGTTGCAAGTTCTGTAAGTTAATCTTGTCGTCACCGCCCCAGCGTCCAGTGTGTGCGGCGTAGTAGCGTAGGGGTACAGGCATTGGGCCTCGTGAAGCAATACCAATGAACCGCTCGGTGCGGGTCTCTTCAATCGTGGACTTTGTTCCCAGCCGGGCCGCAACTACTGCTTGTACCCGAGTATCCTCATGCTCCAACAGGGCCTTGAACCCTTCATCCGTCTTAGAGAATGCGTAAGTCTGCATACCGGTAGCTGGACTTTTCTTCATGGGCGGCTCAACACCAAGAGACACAAGCAAGTCGGCGAACTGAGGGTTGCTCATCAAGGTGTCTTGGTTAAAGCTGTCAAGTAACGTGACCTTACGTGCTTGCTCTACATGCAAATGTTTTTGCAACATCTCCTTGTCCAACTGCAACACTGGCTCGGTGAACATACGGATAGTCAGATCAATCAGGCGTAACTCAATCTTTGGAAAGCCTTGGCTCATCAAACCAAACAAGTCCCATGTCAGCTTCACATCGTTCTTGCAGTAGCTTGCGTAGTCGGCTAACTCATCCTTGGTAAAACTCTTGCGGAAATAATTGATGTACTGCTTGACCTGTTCACCCTTGACTCCAATTTCGTAGTAGGTCGCTAAGACCCCTAGACTGCCGCCTACCTGAGTGCCATGCAATGCTCTCGCCATGCTCAGCGTATCCAACCAACCTTTGGGTGTAATGCCGTACTGCCAATTCAGAATGGCTCCGTCAAAGACAGCGTTGTGCGCCAGCGCAAGGGAATTCTTCCAGTCATACTTTTGGAGGAACTGGTACATGGCTGAGTGTGTACCGCTGAACCACATCGGCTCGCCATCGTTTACCTGTACTGCAACACCGATAACTTCAAAGCGCTTGTCCCGAATGTATTCCTCAGTGGTCTGCGTCTTGAACCCAAGGTCACCGCCGTAGGCCGTTTCAAAGTCAATCGTGATTATGTTCATTGCTTCATCAGTTGGATAAGTTGCTCTAAGTATTCGAGTTGCTCTTCGGCAATTACGGCGGCTGTGCCACCGCATTCTTTTATCTCGCGTAGGTTTTTTTCTTGCAGTGCAGTGGTCGTGCCCTTACCCGCCTTGGCTTCAACCGCAAGGAAGTTTCCGTTGACACAACATAGAAAGTCGGGGACTCCTGAACTGCCGTAGCCAGTGCCAATGGGCATGGCGTAATAGACACCGTTGTCTTTCAGGATTTTTTTGATCTTGGCCTTGACCTTGGCTTCAGGTGTCTGTGCCATAAATCATGCTGTGCCATTGGGTTACTGAGGGCATGTGATTGTGAGATTGAGTCGGCTCAACCTTGCCGATGGGGTGAATCCAACCAAGGGTCTTGAGCGCTTTAACGCCAGAAACCCATACGTTTGGGTGTAGCGTTTTAGGTCTAAACAGTTTGTTGTTTGCACAGTGATTTCTAAATTCATCACCAAGCACAATGGGCTTTTTTGTAAGTAAGTCTTCAGCCAGTCTTATGTATTCTTCTACGAAAGCAGGTTCGGTTTCGCTTGCTTTTTTCCAGCACTTGTCTGCGAGTGCTAACGCATTCTCCATTCGTGGTGTCATCTAACGCTCCAATTTATTTTCAAGCGACGATAATAACACATTACTGGACAATGTCAAGCGACAGACGTAAAAAAGCCGCCCGTAGGCGGCTAGGACTTACCCTAACATTTGTTAGGCGCGGTTAAGAAGATTGTGCTATCGCTCGTTCAAGATACCACTTGGCCTTCTCCAAGTCTTGCAGTCGGTTGCCCTTGTGGTCGGCTCGGCTGATGTACTTCACCGCATTACCAAGATGATAAGTCAACCTCTTGGCTTCAATGAAGTCAATGGTCTCCACTCCACCTACCTTGTAATGAGCAGGGTGATTCACTGGGTCAGCGGCTGGCTCCTCCATTGTGATTGGCGGCACAGGTAACAACTCAGGGGGTTGCCACAGGGCTGCTTTACGCTTACCAATTTCGTATACGGCTTCTGACACTATCTTATCCATGCTCTTCTTAGCCATGTACGCAATTTGATACGTCGTCTTGAACTTCTTGGCTACCTCGCTAGGTGTAGCTGTTGGGTTGACTGCAAAATACTCGCGCATTTTTGCGGCGCGGCTTGTGGTTGGTTTCTTAGTTGTTGCCATTGTTAGCTCCTTGCTGTTGGCTGTTTACATACTCGGTAAGAATTTCACGAATCTTGGCTTGCTTTGAATACGGATGGTGGGCGTTGAAGTAATCCATCACCTCCCTTGGTAGTCGCAAGCTCGTATTGAAAAGAGTTGGCTTCTTACTAGGGCCTCGTCCTTTCCGTTTTTTAGTTTCTTCGGTCATTTTTTTTCCTTTCAAATCTACTGTCTTTTAAAAATGCTCTTAGCCATTTACCTCCTCCAAGTTTTTTCCATTCTTCGTGTTCGCTTTGGGTCACGCGGACACCAATGGTCTTGCCGCTTTTGGTTAACTCACTCTTTGGTCTCGGCATCTTTTCTCATCCCTACTATAGTGTCTTGAAAACAATACTCACAACTGTGGCTTTTACCCGCCGCCCTAGTGATGAATACCAACCTGCATTCTGTGCAATACCAAGCCGCACCAACCTCAACGATAGTGGTCTTGTCTGCGTGCCTTACGCGCACCTTGCCAAGAAAAGTTTTGATCTTCTCAAGCATCATGTTTCCCCCATCGTTTACACAAATCTTTTACTGCCTTACTCTTTTTCTTCTTTTTACACACTTCACTCTTTGACCCCTCTTTTGCTTTGACTTGCAACTGCCAAGGTGTAAGAGGTAGAGTTTGTGGTTGGTCAGAAAAGAATCCGTTGTATCCAGTTACAGATAGCACAGCACTAAGAATGATTCGGTCAATCATTTATAGACAGGCACAACTTCGCCCCCAAAATCCCTTTGAATCTCTTTGGCTTGTCCTTCTGTCCAAAAGAACATGGGCGAATGGTTTTCTTTAGTCCAAACATATCCGTATAACTTCATGTGGCGTAACGCATTGACCAACATGGCTGTGGTCTCCATATCAATAGGAACGGTTGCGTTGGGTTGAAGATATTTCAATACTTCTTTCATGCTTGTCCCCTTGCTCTGATGGCGGCGGCTACCATGTGGCAGTTTTGTGATTCGGCTTTTTTTGCACAGGCTTCACGTTCTTTGGCGGCTACCAGTTTGGCAAAGGCTTCAAGTTCTTTTGGAAAAATGTCAGTTACAGCAGGCCATAAACCAACCTGTCTAGCCATCTCAATAATTTCATCTTGTGTCATATGTCCTCCTTGTGTTGCGACAGTCGCTTCTCTAGCCTTTGAATTCTTTCTTCGTTGTAGTGCATCGCAGCATTAGCGTATTCGGCGGCAGTTTCTGCTTCTAATTTTCTTAGGTGAGCTTCTTGCAACTCGGCGTAAATCACCTCGGAAATAGTCTTGGCTCGCAGTATGTCTTTGATGTACTTGATTGTTGTTTCTCTGAAGTTCAAGTGTTCTTCTCCTTGAGTTTGGCTTGGATTGCTTCACCTCCTATGCCGTTGGCAATGTCAGCTTTTGTGGTTTGACGAATCGCAGTGGCTTGACCTTTCCAAACCGCCCAAGCGTCACACACGCGGACGCGCCATCCAG